TCTTTGCCATGCTGGGATGTGAGGCCTTACGGGATCGCCTTTCAGACACCCTTCCCAGCATGATCTAAAGTCACGTACTACAGTCAGTTGATGCATTGGCGGTTCCCGTTCTAAACACATTCTCTGATGTATCTATCGGCTCCCCACCGAAGAACTTAATGACCGTACGAAGTGCGCTGGTATATTCTTCATACTCGGCAATTGTGTCGATGTGATATTGCGCATCCTCATAGCTCTTATTCATTACTGCATCACATTCAAGTTCCAGTACCGATGCACAAACATTAAGTGCTTGCTGACAATGATCAACTACCAGTTCATCAAGCTGCTCGTCGTCTACCTTGATGCAAAGCTTTCCACTAACTTCCATTAGTCATTCATCCCTGAAAGAATGATCATTCTTTCCGATAATGTCAATACGCTTACCTTCAAGGCATGCACTATAGCCACATGCCTTTAGAAAAGCTTCAAATTTGTCAATCACATCATAAACACTCAGATCAGCTCCTTGCATCTGAACATTAACACGATCCATAATTGGAACGCCAGATTCCGATGTACTAGTCGGAGCATACATCTCAAAGGTAAAGTGCTGTTGCATTATATCACTCCTCGTTCTTCAGTAGCCACTTGTTGCTGATACAATTTTTATAAATAGATCTATAACATCGATTGGACATACCATGCCTATCTTTCTCTATGTTAAAACACATAACATTACCGGTTTAAAGTACTTTGGCAAAACAACACGCAACGATCCACACAAATATAGAGGATCAGGCGTATATTGGAAGCGTCATATTGCAAAATATGGTTATGACGTAACTACGGAAATTGTAGGTGTGTTTAATACAGAAGACGATTGCACTGACTTTGCTTTAGAATATTCTAGAAGACATGACATAGTTTCTTCTAATTTATGGGCAAACATCCGAGAAGAAAATGGTTGTGATGGTGCTCCTAAAGGTCATAAAGGCCATAAGTTTACAGAAGAGCAACTTTTTCACATGTCAAATTTAGTAAAAGAACGTTGGAAAAATCCAGACTTTAAACAACATATGAAAAAAGCACAACAAAATTCATGGTCAGACACAAGAAAGAAAGAGCAATCAATCCGATTAAAAACTGAATTTTGGACGGAAGATCAAAAGAAAATTCACTCTGAAAAAATAAAAGGCCATCCTGGTTCTACCAAACTAAAAGGTGTACCAAAAACAGCTGAACATAATAAAAAGAATTCTGAAGCGCTAAAAGGTAAAAAGAAATCAGAAGCACATCGTCTAGCGCTATCAAAACCAAAGATAAGAGTTTGTAGAATTTCAGACAGAAAGGAAATGTCAATTAATCACTTCAATCGTCATTCAAAATGAGCCACCGGTTGCTAATCACCTTGAAGCTGGTGTCATTAGCCATATTCTTATACACCAAGCCTTCACGAGCCGGCTTCATACCAATTAGAGACTGACCGTCTGCAGATGCAATGAGTGCATTAACATCAGAAGTGCCAGCCGTTCCTGTAGCAAGTACAGGAACATGATTGAAGTCAAAAGTCTTACAAAACTCGCGGCGCTCGATAGGAGTCAGATAGCAAGACTTATTGATATCCCAAACATCGAAGACAAAGAAGTCGGTGGCATCAAGACCATACTTATTGCCCTGAATACCAGGACCAATCAGCTCGCCCTGTAGAGCAAAACCAGCAACTAGGCGCTGGTCGATATCTTCACGACGAACGGCCTGCCAGAATGCATTACCTTCGGTCTCTTCAAGATCGTAGTTACGAGAGCAGACACCAACCACATCATTGTGTCGGTAGACCGTCATGGAAGAGCCATCAAGCTTCTCGGTAACTTCCCACAGAGCACCTTCCTCTTCCCAACGACGAATGTCCTTGGTAAGATTCTGAACGCGTTCCTGATCGGTCTTGCGGAGAAAGCTAGGGAAATTACCCTTGACTACACCAGCAAGAGAACCAGGAATTGGCTTTTCGTACTTCTGGATAGCAAGCTTTTCGGTAAGGTCATCACCCTCCACAAGATAGTCTGCCTCGTGCTTGCGAGTACCAAGATACCAGTTGAAATCTCGCTCATCAAATGAGGCTACAGCATACATCGGGAGCAGAAGTCCCTGGCTTACCTGCTTCCGCAGCTTAACCGTTCGAAGACGCTCGCCCTCGACTCCATTGTAGGTACGGCCTCGGTTCAGGAAAGGCGCAATAGCCTTTGGAATCCAAGAGTCAATCTCGAAATATACAGCCAGATCACCGACCAGGAAGTCGCCCTTCTTGACTACAACCTTCCATCCGTCAACCGTAGCCACGTCAATGGCATCAGCATCAGGGATGGGCTGAATATCCGCAACACGGCGGACGGTTGCAAGCTTACGTTCAGTCATATCAATTCACTCCAAAATGCTGCAGCATTCGCTCAGCAACCAGATACCATGCCCAGAAAGGGATAATGACAGCAAAGAAGGTCGACCAAAATCCCTTGGCCAAGACCACACCAGAAACCCAGGCCGCAATCAGCAGTACCCGGCCGATGGTCGTGTTATTAGCCACATTGGTAATAGCAGTAACAGGGTTTGACATATCAATTCCTTTTGATAGAGCCATTATACCAGGCTGGCAGGTGGCTGTCAACGGTAGTTTTATTACAAATTTGTAATCCGTTAACAGCCTATACCAACTTACCTGGCAGCTCGAGGTTGCATCTGCTGCTGGATCTGCTGAGTCTGCTGCTGAATCCAGGTTTGAAGAAGATTAATGGACGGATCAACTACATCCTGTACACGCTGGTGGGTCATGACTCGTTCACCAATTTCAGATGCAGCAATTAGCAGCACGGTCTGACGGTTTGGAATTAGAGAAGTTGTAATACCTGCAATTGCCATAGCGGCAAAAAGTGCACACGAAAGCTTAAATGCTGCTACCTTTCGCTTTCGCCGAAGAGTTAGACTCGGTTCACTGAGTGGCCTAAAATCAGGCTGTTCATCCATATGGACAAGCCCAACAATGCCGGCGCCGAATGCGGCAACACCAAAGAGAAATGTTATAAAAACCAGAAAGCCCGAAAGACTTTCTGCAACATTAGCGGCATAAATTAGCCAAGAAAGCGAGTTCATTTATCGGACTCCCGGCACAGTGATGAAAGGCATACCAGACGTAGCGGCAGGCAGCTGTCCATTCCACTTCTGAGTAGCCATGTACTGCACCAGTTCACTGGTAATAGACTGGGCCACAATACGGTTAGCAGCGGCCTGACCTTCAGCCTCAATTCGCTGCTTCTCGGCTTCCTGTCGTGCAGTTTCTACCTGCTGGCGACGCTGTTCAGTTTCCTGGGCAGAAGCAATGCGGCGGTTAATAGCACTCTCAGTCTCAGCGGCCAGTCGGAAGCGGCCCACGGCATAGATATTGTCCACCAGGATGCCATGCGGAGTCATGCGATCCTTAACCGTCTTCAGGACCTCGTCCATAAAAGCATTCTTGCCTTCGCCAATCAGATCCTCAATGCGCCGAGTGCTAGCGGCACTGACGAGAGCATCACGCACCTCGTTACGCAGAGTCTGTCGGGTAATCTCCGTGGCACCCATGCGGTAGCGAGCAAAGATGTCAGGGATACGTGCAATCTGGAAGTTGTACTGAATACCGAAGTCGGAGTTGATGTTGGCACCCTCACGGCTCTGGAAGTCGATGCTCTCATCACCCGGGCTCTGTGAAGTACTGGCTCGGTCCCACACATAGTTCTGCACGAAGGTAGGGAACGTATAGAGTCGCTCGGTAAAGCCAATCCAGTGACGGCCGGGCTCAAGCAGGTTACGTTGCACGCCTCGCTCACCACCAGCCGTGGTTACCTTAACGCCAACCTGACCAGGCTCGACGTAATCGCATGCAGCGGTCGTCAGAACCAGAGCACCGATAGCAAAGGTCTTAGCAAACTTATTCATATCAATTCTTCTCCATGATGCGGCGGATATACGTTACAAGGGAAGCAAGCTGGGCATAAAGCGCCAGGATTACAAAAATAATGGCCAAGGGCATTGCTACAAAGACAAGTTCGCTCTCAAGCGAGAATACCTTTGGAACATACACCATAGCCAGGATGGCGGTGAGACAGATGCCTGTAATTCGTGTTACAAAATTGGCAACTGTACCAAACTTTGGGATCATCTTATTCATTTCTCCTGGTTGAACTACCGACAATCAGTCATCTTCGTAGTCATCTTCGTAGTCATCATCAGTGGTGTCATCACTGGTATCAATTCGAATACCACCAAACCGCATGACGCCAGCAACATTGGTGCACAGGGTCTCGTCATCAAAGGCAACAATGTGGTGCAGATTAGAATTGTACTGATCTTTACCTAGATCGTACGGAACAAGACCAATCAATCCGGCATCAACTGGGAACCACCGCCCGCCAGATCCAGGATACTCACCGTCACCATGGGCAGTGAAGAACCCCCATGATCGGGTACTTTGTACCATCGACGGTCACATACCCGACCGGAGCGCTGAAGCAGTCAGTGGTCGCAATTGCTTCATCCCACTTGTCGTCGGGAATTGCATAGCACGGATCACCCAGAATGTAGGTTCCTGCAGGAACAACGACCGTATCAGCAGCAATTACCTTCATAACATTCCCTCTTTTGATAGAGCCATTATACCAGGATTGGCAGACCAAGTCAACAGGAGTTTTATTACAAATTTGTAATCCAGAATACCGTATACAAAGTTCTATAGTAGAGTGTATACCGGAAAATGAAATGTATCATTAGGATCTAGTACAATATAATTGACCTGTACAATCTGTGTGTCATCTCTATAGGCCATGATGTCAATCTTATGGATGCTAAACTTTTGGTCAGGATGAAGTCTAAGCAGCTCAGTTTCAATTTTGGTTTCAAGCTCGCGAAGGTTATTAACCTGTGTATACATTCTAAGCTGCATAGACTTTTCCTTACAGGCCCAGAGCCTCTCGCTCCTCGTCGGTCAAGCGAGCCAGAAGCTCTTCCTTCACCTGACGGAGACGACGTTCCTTAGCACGCTTGGCTTCAATATCAGCCAACTCATTCTCGATGTTCTGCATGGTGAGTTCACCAAGCTCGACAAAGGGATCGGTGTAGACATTCCATCCACCGAAGTTAAAAGAATAGTAAAGAACACCATCGTGCTTGTAAGTCATAAAGCCCGGCACGTCAAGGTCATTGGCTCGAGCCAGAGCCATGAGAAGGCGCATGGGCTTTTCGGCTTCCCACAAAGCTTCCCGAGTCCGAGCTTCTTCGGCTTCACGGGCACGGCGTTCGGCGGCGGTTTCCTTGGGCATCGTCTTTTCCTGTTTCGTTGAGGCTTGCATAGCTTCGATACGCAGAGCTTTGATATACACGTCGGGCACTGCAGGGCCAGTCAACTGCATGTTAGTCCGATCAAAAGCTTCGTATGCTGCTTTCTCGGTGTCGTAATCAACATGCCAATGGTCTTGGCCCCAGCCGCGTTCAGACTCTACGTAATGCACCCGATATTTGATTTGCATGGTATTCCCTTACTTTCGGGTTTGGCTGGTGGCATATTCCACGGTAGCAAAAATTCCGCGGCCATCACCTGCGGTGCAAACCTGAATGGTCATCCGCCCGGCCGAATCCGTACCGCGAGGAGCCGTAGCAAGAAGTTGCTTCCAAGCGGCCCGGTTCTTCGGGCCTTCAGACGTCTGGTGCGGAAGGATGGTGTTGATCATCTTGCAATTCCCTTTTGTCATTGCTGATTATAACAAATTCAGGGAAGGCTGTCAACTGAAGTTTTATTACAAATTTGTAATCTCAGGCCAGACTCAGAGCATGTCCAGCAGACGACCGTGGCCATCAACTGCCCGGATCCGGTGGTTCGGGAACTGTCGTTGGGCATTCTGCATGCCCATGTTCATGCTGAAGCCATCGTTGACATTACCGGTATAGCCACCTACCGTAAACCAGGCTCCACCATGTGGCGACTGAGCTTGGATGTTTACAGTTCGGCTCTTATGGTCATTATCAGCATTTGCATTAGCAGCACGATTGGCCGCCAAGCTTTTAACAAAGGCGTCACCAAAGATCTTCAGAAAATCCATGTCATATGTCCTTTTTGGTTGACTTAGTAGTAATGTCGACGGGTGTCGTCGGTGTCAATAAAGTTACACCAGCCGTCGGTATCGTGATCATAGCGAATTCCAGGATTGGTTCCATCCGGAACTTCGGACTCGACCAAATACCGGAAGCCGCGGTAATTGTCAGTGGAATGCAGGACATTACACAAAATGGCATCCATAGCTTCCCGACCTTCCCGGCCGCACGTGCTGGTGGCCAGTGCCTTGTTGATTGTATCCTTCAGATAGTCTACCGAAACCGTCTTCCGAGCCATGGATTTGGCATCCTCTGTTGATAGCTTCTTTATATCACAATCAGCTATTAAAGTCACCAAGAGTTTTGTATCAGTTTGTAACAGGGATCCGTTCGGCCTTGAGCTCACACCGAACCGTGTGCCGGCACTTGCGGTGGAACTGCCACCCAGTACATGTGCAAGACCAGACTCGAGTCTGACCATTGAGATGGACGGTATACACTTCACCGGTCTTAGATGAAGTCACATTGTATACTCTATCCTTAGCCTTGACCTTAGACTTGAGTGGAGCATCATTGATTGACAGAATCCGATGCTCAGGAATGTAGTTGAGAACTTTGGTCTCTGAGTTGAGAAGACAGAAGTGAGGGCCCTTGAGCCAGGCAGGAGCCACGACCACAGTACCACGGAGTACATCAGACTTCCGGGCCCTATGCAGTGAGTCATAGGCAAAGTACTGTAGCGTATGGCTCATGTCAATAGTAACCTCTACCATGGATCCTACCGGATAATCCATCATAGTATCCTTATTTGTCACTACCTATTATATACGGCTCCGAGCCAAAAGTCACCACCAGTTTTGTAACAGATTGTAACCGCCATTCCAGGTCCATATGGCTAGAGAACGGTGAAGAATAAAAACTCAATTAGATCAATGGTTTAGCCAAACTCATCGCTATAGTAAAACTTAATTAGATCAATGGTTTAGCCAGGAAGTTCAGCTACCAGCGATCTAAGTTGCTCTAATGGTAAGTAAACCCACTAAGGTTGCTTAGATCGCTGGTAGCTGATTGCAAAAAAGTTCAAAAAGTTTGTCCAATAAGCTCAATGTGTTAGATCTAAGTTGTTGATCTAATTGGGTTGACTTTGTGGGTCGTAGGTGATATAAAGAGGCTATCAACACGGAGGCTATCATGCTTAAGGCTCCCTTGGATCTTTCCCGGAACCTTACGGAAAAGCGGATTCCCGCTGAACTCCAAGGTCATGAGGCTTACTGTTTGATCCTCTGGGAAGTCGACCAGGATACGGGATCTAAGTCCGTATACGATATCTATGAAGGGGTCGGCAAGTTTGCCATCTACCTGTTCAATCGCCGGCGGACCGCTTGGGCCGATGCCGGCCTCCTGGTTGATCTGGCGGTCGCCGTCTAACTTTGCTATTGACTTTTATTCCTAGTTAGGTTATAGTGTCCATTCCAAAAGGAGAGATAAAGTGACCCTTACGGCATACAAGAACGGCAAGCTGGCCTTCGTTTGGGGCCTGGATAACAAGGAATCGGCCATGCGTGAGGCCCTTCGCTGGCTTCGGCAGGGTCGCGGTCGGGCGGCCGAGATCTGCATCGGTGACGATGTCATCTGGTACCGAGGCTGATCGGATTACAAATTTGTAATAAAACTCCAGTTGACTTGACCTGGTGGATCGGTTATAATCCACTCATCAAAAGGAAAGGGTACGAACATGGAACTCTTTGTGGTTGACCACGGTGACGATTATGAACGCTACTCCATCGGCATTGCCCGCTCGCTGGATGAAGCCCGGACCATGGCTCGGGCCTATCTGGCTTCTCGGAACTATCCTCCCTCGTCTTTCGACTTCTTTGGTGTGATCCGGTTCATGGCTGGCGAGCTCGGTTCTGATGATCATGTGGAACTCACCCTGGATTAACGTTTTGTAATAAAACTCCAGTTGACAGTCTACCCCAGATCGGTTATAATCCACTCATCAACCAAGGGATGACCCACATGACCAACATCATCAAGCAGACCGCCCGTGAAGGTCTCTATGCTTCCGACGTCATCGGTGGCCGCTACCAGGTCCTCGAGTCCGATGTTTTCCGGGCCTCGTACTTCGTGTACGACCTGGCCAAGGACGACATGCTCCGCTCTCGGGATGGCAGCTGCAAGTACTTTGACGATCTGGCTTCGGCCATGGCGGTGGCCGAGGGTGCCGCTCCTGCTGAGGCGCCGAAGACCAAGGTGGCTAAGGAACCCAAGGCTCCCAAGGCACCGAAGGCCGCTAAGGAACTCAAGGTGGTCGAGCCCAAGTCGACCGAACCGAAGGTCAAGAAGCCGTCGGCCAACTCGATGATCATCGACCTCATCAAGACCACCAAGCTCTCCGACGACGAGATCTCGGCGGAAATTGTGAAGCTCTTCCCCGACTGCAAGACCTGCAAGCCTTACGACGTGAAGTACCGCCGCCGTAAGGTTGACGCGGGCGAGCTCTAAGACTCGGTCTTAACTCATCTTACGGGAGGTTGATATGCTTATTTTTTCAACTAGCATGTTCGATTACGACCGTAAGACCAAGACTTTTTATACGGATGCATCCACACTTGAGGCCAACAACCCAGCCCGGCGACTTGACTTTGAAGGTGGTCGGTGGTGCATCCGTCTTCGATCACACAAGACCGGACTTGTTGTTAAATTTGTTCGTACCAACGAAATTAGAAATAGTGAAGGTGAACTTATGGCAGTTGTTTTTACCGGCACCGATAGCCACAGCGATCTAAGTCTAAGTATTTTGAATGACTAATGCTTATAACCTTAGTCAACGTTCCGAGTAAATTTGATACGTGTGAGCTATTCAACGCCATAGTTTTTTATGGCGAAAAGCTCATGAGTAAACGCATGCTTCTCGGAATAGAACTGAGGGTCGTGTTTATACCTAAGCTTGAAGCTCACTATAATACAGTAGGTGATTGTACGTGGGAGGATGATAATATCCGTCCCCGTGAATTTGTTATTCGTCTTGATGCTGACATGGGCAAGAGGAAGATGCTTATTGCACTTGCTCATGAAATGGTTCATGTAAAGCAGTATGCTAAGTGTGAAATGCGGGATATGATGCGCTGCAGTCACACTAAATGGTACCGCGAAACAGTAAATACAGATGATATAAACTACTGGGACTTACCATGGGAAATTGAGGCCCATGGCCGTGAGGCAGGTTTATACGTACGATTCAAGCAACATTGGATGAAAGAAGGAAAAAATGCGAAAGCCGCCTGTAAAGCGGAACCCGATAGCCCGGGCTCTACGCACACCCTTATTCTCAAAGAGGGTGGTGAAGAACAAGAAGACTTATAACCGAAAACAAAAAGGGTCAGATCCACTAAGGACTGACCCTTTTCAGTATGTAGTCTAAGGCGCATCTACCATTAGGTACTGCGCCTTTTTGTTTATCTGGTGATTGTTGGCCTCGAGTACAGCTCGAGCTTTTTCCAGCTGTAAGACACACTTACGAATGGTATCCCTCACAACGGCATCATTAGTATCGTCTTCCAGGTCAAGTAAAGCCGCTTGCAAATTTGCATCAACGGATTTATCTATAATCATAGTAAGCCCGTCCATTTCCTTTTCTTCCGGTTCTGGAAATAGAAGTTCTGTAACTTCTTGTAGAGCCGAATCTCTAAGTATTACAGGCTTTGGGTAAAATTTATTCATAATATATTGTTTAATCACTGGTCTAGCTTCTTCTTTCCTATGGTGTACTTGGATTCTAGAATCCATTCCGCCTTTTCTTTAAAGGGAATAATCTTAATGCTGGAAATTTTAGCCTTAGGCTCTTGGTACTTATCAGCTGATACTATAAGCAGCAGTCCCCATTCCTCTAGAAGATGAGCAATGGCATTTCGCCTACTCATGTCTTCTTCGGTGAAGTCGGACTGCTTGCCATCTAGCAAGAAAAGCTCTTTGAAGTGTACTAGGTAGTACTTTCCACGCTTGTGTAGAATATGACAGGATTGATATAACTTCTTTTCTTTTCTAGAGGCTATACCAATCCGTGTCAAGGTTTCCTTCACCTTGAGGAAGTCTTCATTATTGGTTAGTTGTATCTCTAAGAAGGTGTCGGTCAAGCTCATGGTAGTACCCCATACTGTTTTTACTTATTTATTTTTTAGCATTCTTTGTGTCGGGATATACATAGCGCTCAAGGAAGTCCTTCTTTTGGTCATCAGATAGGACAGACCAGAATTGCTTGGTCCTCTTTAGATTATACTGTGTAACTCCTGCCACATCTTTAAGAATCTTAAGTTCTTTCTTTTCAGATTCAGACCGCTTAAGCCACCCACCTTGCTTCCATCGCTTACGCTTTTGCACGCTATAAAACAAATAGTCGTGCTGCATACGCTTATCTAGATGATAGTTCATATTCAAGAACTCACCCGCCACAAACGTATCAGTAAAGATTGTCATGGCACGGTTGAGTGTATAAGGATCATATTCGGAAGCAGTATCATCAGCATAGAGATACTGCTTACCAAAGTTAATATCATTTACATAGTCAAAGACATTAAACTTCTTTTCTACTTCAACATCAACTGTAACTGCCTTCACCCTACCAAAGAGGGTGGAGACAGCACCAGTATCAACAACAGGTTCCTTCTTTGGAGCTACCTTCTTTTTCACTTTGCCCACTCACAGCGCATCATCACTTCCACAAAGAAAGCAATGAGATTAATCTCATGATCAGCCACAAAGGCCGCCTTGTACTGATAGTCGGCAATGATTACCACAAGTTCCGGGATGGACTTCTTGTCAACAAGTTCAAATGCACCTTCGTAGACCGATCGGAATACGTTGACCTGCTCTTGATCCGAATTGTCATGCACCCACTTCCGGATGGCATCAAAGTCCTTCTTCTTACATGCTTCAAGCACCTGACGGACCGTAAGATCCTGGAAGTTGGTAAGAATACCGGAGTCGATTGCACCACTGGCGCTATAGCGCTGAAGTTCATTAAGAACTCGACGCCAGTCAGGGAAGTGCTTCTGGATAACAGTACCGACAACAGTACGGTCGTACTTGACCTGTTCCTTCTCTAGAATAGTCTCCGTGCGCTTGAAGAACTGAGACGCCAGCTTAGGCTTGCAACCCTTAGGAACCACAAAGTCAATTACAGAACACCGAGAGTGAAGCGGCTTGATGATACGATTCTTGTAATTGCAAGTCAGAATGAAGCCGCAGTTCTTAGAAAACTCTTCCATAAAGTTACGAAGAGCCGGCTGAGTAGAATTCTGATTGAGGTAATCAGCCTCGTCAAGAATCACATACTTACGGCCACCCTGAAGAGAGACCGACGATGCAAAGGTGAGAATCTCATTTCGAAGGGTGTCGATGTTGCCATTCATTGAGCCGTTGATCACAATGTAGTCACACCCAAGCTCTTCAAGCATGGCACGTGCTACAGTTGTCTTGCCGACACCTGCACTACCAGACAGCAACAAGTTAGGAATATTCTTTTGATCAACAAAAGTCTGAAAAATTGTCTTAAGCTCAGTCGGCAGAATAGTATCACTAATCTTCTTAGGGCGATACTTTTCCACCCACAGGAATTGCTCGAGCATATTCAGCCCTCAATCTTGATCATGAGATGATTCTGTAGATTTGTCATTCCATAGGGTTCTACCGAAACGGTTACAGTTTCATTATACTCATATGACTTCTCAACTGGCACATATTTCCTTGTTTCAAAGTCATACTTCTGATGCATATAAGTGTGGGTCAGCTTATTGCCAGTAAGCTCGGTCTTAGTCTCATGAATACCACGAACTCGAGTTAGCACAACCTTACCCTTCTTATTTTTATAAACGCCATCAAACCAGCCCTTGCCCATATGGACACTATAGCCGTGAGTGACGTATGCAACTCGGTCGCCAGGATTAATAGTCTGACCAATCGAGTTGATGAACGGCTCGGCCACAAACGTATTGATAGTCTTACCCATGTCACATATCTCCATTATAAAGAAGGGGAAGTAGTATCATTATACCACCTCCCCTGATGTTTGTCAACTTTTAGTCAACCAGAACCCAGTCTTCGCTGAGTAGATCTGCTTGACTTGCAAGCCAGGGAACAACATACCCCTGCGCAGTCATCATATCAATATGTGGATGATAAGTGACCTGAGTTCCTTCCGGGAAGATACCAAGAAGAGGAGCACGATTAACGGCAAACTGAGAGCCTGGAACGAGGTAAAGAAACATGTTCTTCCCATTCCACCCACTACGTGCTACACGCTTACCGAGCTTAATTGCATCTAGAGCCTGACCAAAATTCATAATGTATATCCTTAGAAAGTAGAAGAGGCTTCAACCGCCACAAAATAGGTAGCCTCAACTCCAACAAATTGAGAGATACCCTTCGAAGAGATCCTGACCTGATAGTCGCCATCAATCAGCTTGATGTTCTCTGCTCGGAATACAGCACGGAAAGTCCGATCAGTATCACCAAGTCCGACACTGAATGCATCCGCCGAAGGATTCTTCACATCAATAGCCTGAATGGTAAGTTCAGTACCGTCACCAACAATAGCAAGTTCCGGAAGTCCCAGAACACTCATGGCCTTCAGCACGTCCTGAAAAGCCTTATTGGTAATCAAACACTCGACCTCGACAGAAGGAAGCTTGATATCCTTCTCGGGAGGCGCCAGGATAATGGCGGGATCGCTATAGTGATAAGTGATGGCAGACTTGCCACCACGAATTACAGCAGCACCATCACCAAACTCAACGTCTGGGTCCTGGAAGAGAGACAAAGCGCTAAGGAATCGGTTTAGTGCATAGATAGGCACCTGTCGATCAAACGTGTCAGGCACGGTGGCCTTAGCAAGAACAGTCTTGTTTGCCGCAATCGAAGCCAGGACATTACCTGGCTTGATCACGATGGACGGATTGATAGTAGAAAAATTCTTCAGAATTTGAATAGTCTTAGGGGAAAGCTTCAAGTCAAATCTCCATCATATAGTGTGTGTACAAAGCCATTATACACTACTTCTTTGGCTTCCTCAACATAGAAGCGTCGGCCGTAGCAGGTGCTCCGATCTGAGCAAGATCAACAAGAGAGCCACCGAAGATA